AAAAAATTTAGAAAAAAAGACATTTTCATGAAAACCGTATATCAACACGAATTATTAAACAGTTTTTACCTTTGGTTTGACAATTTTCTTGTTAGAAAAGGTGAGGCTTACAAGACTTATAGCACCGACTTTTATTACTATGCTGACGAGCGAGTGCAAAACAAAACAGTATTTGGCTCTCCGTACAAACAGTGGGTTTATGATAAGAACATTAGCTCGGCTCAAGTCAACCCTGTGATTAGCGGAGATTCTGGTGCAATATCAGAAGGAACTAGTGGGCTAAAATTTGATTTTGATAATGGGCGCGTGCTATTTGACTCTGATTTTGCGACAGGGACTAATATTAGCGGGACCTATACCGTTAAAGATTTTAACATTTACATTGCTAATGAAACTGAAGAAACGATGATAACCGCCGGCAAATACAAAACGAATAGCAGATATGGCCGCACTTTGACTTATGTTCCGCCGTACGATCAAGCTACTCCTGCCGCTTTTCTTTCTTTGGGCGCCACAACTAATGAACCATTTGCGTTTGGTGGATACGATAATACAATTACAGATGTTACTGCGGTAGTTTTTGCAGAAAATATATATCAACTTGATGGAGCTTTGTCTATTATGGCTGATTCTTCTGAAGAAGTTTTTGGCAATATTCCATTTACAGGCTCACCGTTAGATGAATATGGAGATGTAAAATCAGCATATTCAACTGGATATGATTATGGGAATGTAGCGTCTGAAGCTAGCGGAGATCAATATATTATCAATAAAGTTAATGTATCAAAAATATCAGACAGTTCAAATAAAGTAATACCTGTTGACTTATTTGTTGGATTTGTTGATTTTGAAATATATAAATATAGATTCCCAAGAAGTTAAAAGTTCTCAAATTCGAAAAAAAGTTGTAAATTATTTTAAATTTACAATATACTATTATGGCTAGAAACAGAGTAATTTATCAAAGTCAGGCGCTATTTATCGCGCCCACATCCACTGGTTACCATATGCAAACAGGGAATACAACAAATTCCTTAGATGCTGTAGGTAATACAAATTGGACTGGAGTTACAGGAAGATCTTTTCCGGACGGAGCGGTAGATGCTGCTAACGGATTGGCCTTGCCTGTGTTAAACAGAACGTTAATTGAACCTCTTCATCGAGTTCAATCTGCAAACTTTAACTTCACGATTAATCGTCAAGATGTGAATGAGTTTGGCAAATTAGCTCGTATCGATTCTATCGTTATGGAGTCGCCTACCGTTGGTTTAGATTTTAATTATTATATGACTGACGGCGGCAATGAAAGAAAGATCGGTTTCAATGTTCCAACAAATATGTCTGGAAGCAATGGATTTGCCCCGGGTCGAACCAATGCAACTACATATGCATGGACCGGAGATGGTGCTATTTCTGGTTTTTCTGCACTTTCTGGTTTAATTGAAGATACTCAGGGGAATAACTATTTCATTGTTACTTCTAAAGAAGGTAAAGACGTTCAAGGTGATACTGTTACAAATGGCAGTTCAGATTTTGATGTAATTTCTATTGGTAATGGCTTTATCAGCGATTACTCAATCGATGCATCTGTAGGAGCTCTTCCGACTGCTAGTGTAACAGTTGAAGCATTCAATATTCGTGCTGATAATTATATATCTGGGCAGCTTTCAACCGAAGGAACTGGAAACAGGATTCCGGGCGTTAATGATACTGACGGTCAACAAGTTGAAGTCAACTATGAATTTCGTGGTGGCGCTTTGCAAACAACTGGTGACTTTATCGCAGGTAGTGATATCGCAGATAATACAATCACGGCATTGCGTCCGGGAGATCTTCTGCTTGAATTCCTTGATGCAGACGCAGAAAGTGGTCCAAGCGACGGATCCTTTAATACTGATGGTTTCGCAGTATTAAGCGGAGACGGCAAAGCTCACGTTCAAAGCTTCACTGTATCGGTGCCAATGAGTCGTACCATTCTGCAAAGACTCGGAAATACCTTTGGTTATGCTCGAGTTATCGATCTTCCACTAAATATCGATGTTAGTGTGTCAGCTATCCTTTCCGAATTAAGGCAAAACAATCTTTTCGAAAGATTGGCTAGCACTGATAAGCACAACTTCCGCTTAACTATGCGCCGCTCTGCTGGCACAGGTAAACCGGGGGCGGATGCCTTAATCATTGATGTTAAAGGTGCAAGGCTTGAGGGAGAAAGTTACAGTAACGCTATCGGAGATAACGAGACTGTAGATGTTACGTTCTCTACCCAAGTTGGTGGTGCTAACGACCAAGAAAACGGAATCTTTATGAAGGGTTCTTATGCTCAATGGACTAGCATTCCATATTGGAACTTGGGTGCGCAAAAGTCTCAAAAGGGCGGTCTTGCCAACGAGGTTCTTGTACCGGGCGCTTAATAATAATTAAAGATCACAAGACCCCGCCTTCGGGCGGGGTTTTTTTTGTGAAAATGCGCAATAAAAGTGTATAATATAACGTGGCACGCAATAGAGTAATTTATCAAAGTCAGGCCCTGTACATCTCGCCAGCTTCAACGGGCTATCATTTGCAGTCTGGCCAAGGCAGTGTTAGTGAGGCCAGCGGACCGGGCCAATGGGATTATAACGCAAATCTATCTCAAGACTCAGCTTATCAAACCGGTTCTTTAAGATGGAGTGGAATTAACGATCCAGCTACCGGAAGTAGAAATGCGGTGTTTGGGCCTAGCGGATCAATTTACAGATCATTGATAGAACCGATCAATCGTGTTCAAACTATAAACTTTGACTTTAATATCAATAGACAAGATATTAATGAATTTGGCAGATTAGCCAGAATAGATTCTATTGTAATGGAGTCTCCTACGGTTAATGTAAGTTTTGATTATTATCTAACTGACGGTCAAAATGAAAGAAAAATGGGCTTTAACGTGCCCACTAGTAATGGCGATGGAGGCTTTCGTCCTTCAAGTGCAGATTACTGGACGGGTGATTTAGCATTGTCTGGTTATAGCGCTTTGTCCGGTTTGATAGACGATACAATTGGAAATAATTATTTTATTTTAGTCGGAAAAGAGGGTAAAGATCTTGAAGGTGAAGCTATCACTTCTTATGTTTCAGATTCTACTAATTTTGATGTAATTAGCATAGGTAATGGATTTATTAGCGATTATAGCGTCTCGGCTTCTGTCGGTGCTGTGCCAACTGCATCTGTGACCGTTGAAGCATTTAACATTAAAACAGACAATAATGCCTCTGGAATTTCAATTACTCATGGGGGTGGCTCAACAGGTCCGCTTACATCTGGAAATGGTTTAAATTTTTCTTCTATTCCTGCTGTGGATCAAGTAAATGGCACAACAGGTATACAATTATCTGATACGGCTGATTTTGTCGGCTCTTCTTGGGCTGATATACCTCGTTTTGCCAGATATGCCGTACCGACTTACAATACCGGCAATGCAGACGTTGCTGCGTTAAGGCCCGGGGACATATTGTTTTCAATGAGCAACTCTGGAGATTATATTGGTTTTACTGATATGAATGGAAATGGAAATGCTCATCTTCAAAGTATGGATATTAGCGTGCCAATGAGCAGAACTATCTTGCAAAGACTTGGCAATACTTTTGGCTATAGTAGAGTTGTTGATTTACCTCTTAATGTCGATGTGTCACTTTCCGCTGTTCTTTCTGAATTTAACAAAAATAATCTTTTTGAAAATTTAGCCTCTACGCAAAAACATGACTTCACTTTAACATTGCGTACTCCAAACGCTTTAGATGGAACTGCGGGCGATACAGCATTAGTATTTAAAGTCAAAGGCGCTAGGTTAGACAGCGAAAGCTTTACCAGCGCAATTGGAGACAACGAAACAGTTGATATGACTTTTAGTACGCAAGTAGGCGGCTCTAATGATACCGACAACGGTTTATTTATGGAGGGTAGTTATTTCAGATTCCCGACAATCAATTATTATCCGTTGGGAACTAAGAAAACTTCAGATGCAGCTTACAAAGGAGACGGCGGTCAGTAACCGACCCTTCCTCTATAATCATAAGCCGCATAAATATCACCGCTAGCGTTCGTAGAAGCGTCTGTACCAGCAACTTGGATAGGCTCCGCTGCGTAGATATTATATTTTGCTACAAGGTCGTCTAGACGCTCCTGAGCGTCCTTAGCGAAGCCTCTGTAAGTCTTAGCGATTTCATTTTTGTTTGTTCTGGTGATTACAGAATCGCCCTCCCTCAAAGATATGAAATCTACAGAGCTGTCAATGCCCTTTAAGACAGCCCGAGCTTTTTTGGTATAATAGTTTGTTAGATATACTTGTTTGTATATATCAGCCTCTTCAAAACGGAAACTGCCTGAAGGTTGTACTACCGTATCATCTGGGTATTCAGTTGCAGATCCTGATCCAGAAAATGCCGTATAGAGAGTGGTATTTAGAAGGCCTACATTATTAGCTAACCAACCTGAAATAGATGCTATTGTCGCAAAGCCAGTGTCGGAATCAAACTCATCATTAAAGATCCCTGTGGCTATAGTACTAACTAAATAAGGTGTTTTTGACCTGTCTGGCATATAATATATTTACACTTAAAATCAAAAACCTTCGCTCATTAATTTTTTTGCTTTTTCGTGGTTTGGATGATTAGGGTCGTGAATAGGAAGCGGATCTTCCATACTAACAGTGCGAGATCCTTTTGTAATTCTTTTAAACTCTGATCTCAACTTTTCTTTTAACCTTGGTAGGCTGCCATCTGGAAAGAGCCCAATTTTCATGGCTAAATTTTGCAAATCACTCAAATTAGAGTCTTTTAATTTATCTTCAAATATGTTTGGGTCGTTGGTGCCAAATGGGTTTACCTGTTTGATCCCAAGGACATCTTCTAATCGCTTTACTTTTTCGATAGCATCATCTTCTAATCTGCCAGTTGTAAAATTTTGCAAATCTTCAAGATTGGCTTTTTTCTTTGCTGTTTTTCTTTTCTTCGCTGCCATGTTAATATATTACAACTAAAAACGTATTTTTCCAAAAAAAAACTCCGCCTCTTTCGAGGCGGAGTTATCAGGATGAAACCTGAATTACATGATTAAGCCCACTAAGGCTCGGTTATCCAACACCATGCGTCCCTCTTCCAAGGCACCGTAGTAACCAATTCTCTGCTGTCTAGAAGAGAACTGATCGTCAGCGACTAAGTTGAACTGAGAGCCAGTTTCGGAGTCAACCGCGATAGCGCGAATCATTGCATCTCTGCTGCGATCCAAACCAACGATAATTTCCTCTGAAGCACCATTGAATGCGCTAGAAGCGGAAGTAGAACCGTGATCAAGATAATCGGTAGTTCCAGCGACCGTGTCGAACACGTCGTTGAATCTCTTACCAACACCCATCTCCAGAACTTCCATAATGGCAACACCGAAGAATTCGGTTAAACCACTCTGGCCGAACACAGAGTTTCTAACAGTGTCAGTAGCAGCGATACCAGCGCCGTCGCCGTGAGCAGCAGCGGTTCCGTCAGGACCTAAAGTGCTAACCGGGTTATAAGCCATAGAGCGAATCTGCTCAACAACTTCAGGTGAAACCAAAAGATCAGTCAAGGCTTTACGAGCGCCAGCGGGAGTGCCACCAGAGAAAGAAGCGTTAACTCTCTTCATCTTAGTGAACAACTTGTTTAAGTCATCCAATAAGAAGCGGTTTGCCTGAGCGGTTCTGAAAACGTTACGATTAGAAGCAGTGAAAGCTGCTTTACCATTCGTAGCGTTAGCCAAAGCCGTCATAACCAAGTTAGAAGAAGTTCTTTCCTGCTTGAGGAGAACTTCCTGAGCCACGCGAGTGAAAGTCTTACCAATCACATCAAGGCGTGAGCGCGTAGCATACTTTCTATCGAAAGAAACTGCGCTGTCCAAGTTGTAAGTAGCGAACTTCAGCTCGGAAGCTGTAGGCTGAACGTAGTTTGTCGGAAGACCGCCTGCTACAGACTGGCTGTAGACTCGAATATAATCTTCGTCGAAAACATCATAATACAAATCCAACGGAATCGAAGGATTGTCGTCTGCGTTGTACTCTAAAGCAGTAAATAAGTTACTGAGAGTAGGAGCGTTGTTAATGACTTCGGCTAAAACAGGGCCAATAAACTCTGCTAATGCAACCTGAGCTGCGAAAGCAGTCTCTCTGTTACGAGAGCCCATTGCTTTTACCAATTCCACTTGCTCGTCAGTTCTTTTTAATGTAATTTTCATTTTAATTAAATATCCTTTCTTTAGTTAAATGATTAAGCAACATCAATAGAATTAGAGCATTCTAACGCTACTAACGCGTACTGCGCAGTACCTGTACCAGCGAACTGATCGGACTGACCATTCTGAGATTGACGGTTACCGGTAGCCAAAATGTGACCAACCAGAGTGCCAACAAGATCAGCGAGACCTTCGCGAGTAACACCTGTCAATTTGCCAGCATTAGCCGAGATAGCCGCGACGTTACCGGGAACCCAGTTAGCGTCTTTCTCGTATGCAGTTTCGTCGAACGTGAACAGACCTCGTGTTGCGACCGGGCAAGCCTGACCGCTGAGAACTGCTTGAAGCTCGTCTCTTTTGACGGGGTTATAAAGGAGCTTTTCTCCATTCTCGTCGTTCTTAATCGTCTGATTAAGAGTGACGCCTAATACCGGAGCACCAGTTGTAGCAGCTACGACACGTAAAGGTACGACTGGGTACTTATCAGCTCCCAAGAACGGATAATCAGTTTTACCCAAGTAGTCACTTCCAATTAAATCGAAAGTGTCTTGGTTCAGATTACCGCTCAATACCTTAACCATCACACCTGCACTACCGTTACCATTGGTCGTGGGATTGTCGTCTACTACGTTGTTTGCAAACAAGTTGACGACATCCGAATCGTTATATTGCCTAAATGGGTATAATCTAAGTGCCATAATGTTTTAATTTTTAATAGGTTATTGAAATATTTTCGGTGTTAAAAGCCTTTTTGAACTGGTCAGATAAAGACTCTTCAGTTGACGAAGCCTCATTGTTGTTGGCCATGCTGGAGTGCGGGACTTCAACATTTTCAACTACTTCTTCAACACTTTCATCGGCTTCAGCAACAGCCTCTTCAGTCACGTTAGCAACCGCTTCTTCTGTAGAAGTGGAAGCCAAGCGCTTCTCAAGCTCTTCCTGAACCTTTGCCTCAAACTGTTTTTCCTGCTCCAATTTAAAAGCTTTGCTCTTATGATGAAGAAGAGAAGACAATTTGCCCTGATACGATTCAAAAGCCTCATCAGAAGCTTCTAAACTTTTAACCTCATTCGCCAAAACCGTGCGGTCTTGATCGGAAAGGTCGTAAAGCTCATCGATAGCTTCCATGCGACTATTGAATAATTGTTCTGCAGCAGCAGCGTTGATGGAAGACTCTAAAGAATCAATTTTCTCATTTGCTTCTTCCAACTTTTTCTGAAGATCTTCCATGGAAGCTTTAGCTTCAACTGCATCCTTCTCGGCTTGAGCCTTTTCAGCCTCAATAGCCTCTCTTTCAGCCTTGTACTCCTGATCCTTCTCGCGAATCTTTTCGACCACGTGAGAAGTGATAGTAGCTACGGCTTCCTGAGTGAATTCAGCATTGTCCGCTAACTTCGAATCGAGGACCTTCTCGAACTCGGTTTTGAACTCTGTAATATCCATAGTATTAGTATTTTTTACATTAGTTATTTCACTTTGTGAAATTTTTAAAATATTATTTTTAAAATTATTTTTTTCTACTGATGCGTCTCTTTTATCTTTGACGTCTAGGTTGATGTTCTTTTCGACTATCAAACCGCTAACATCTGCAGCTGGATTTGTAGTGAATCCAATCCCTAAAGGATAAACATCTCCAACAACTAAACGATAAATAGGAGTTCCATCATTTAAAGCCCCATTTCCATCAAAAGCTTTTAAATAATGCTTCATTTCTTCAATATGATTAGGATTTGATATAATTTCGGCATCGTTTAAATCTTTAGATCCAACCGCCAAAACGAAGTCATTAAATCCTAACTCCCAACTAGCGGAGATTTTTTTGAAGTAGTCGCTTTCTTCATCGCTAGACTTTAGTAATATATCCGCAAAATCTTTGTTTACTGTTTTGTAAATTACGGCTGCAAGGGAAATATAATATGGCCCGTTGTTAGATAACGCCGCAGCATTTCCAATAATTTTTTCGTTGTTAAGGTCTGTAAAACCGGCATTTACAATGTGGCCAACTACTTTTTGTTTTTTATGCTCGATGTTAGTAGGCTTGTTTACAAAATAGTCAATCAAGTCCACTGCGGTTTCAGAATTAATCCCGTCTCCATTTTTATTAAACTTATTGACTACCGCAGCATTAAATGCGGCTCCAACCAAATCAATGTTTCTTTCTAAGTCTATTGATTTAGGGATAAGCGGCTTTAAGTTTTCCAAAGAAGCTCGGCTGATATTTAAATCATTTTCTAAATCGGTAGTTGCGTACACCTCACAGTCATAAGTTGTAGTATACTTACATGATGTATTTTTCATATTCTTTGGCATTTTATATAAAATGTTACACTTAATTATTTATCCAGAGAATTTTTTCTGCTGTGGTGCAAAATCGCTGCAGCGTAATCATCTAGCTCATGTTTTGCGCTGATTTCTAATACAGCGGGCAACGGTTTTAGAGATAAGATTTTATCTGGATTTTTAATACAGGCTTTGCCGGTATCCACCCAATCTTTTTTATCTTTAGCTACAACTACAGATTCGCATACTCTTTCTAGCATTTGTTTTTGAACTTTGCTCAATCTTTTCTTTTTAAATACTTTTTTAGCTTCGCTTGTCAAAGTTACATAAAGTTGATTTGTAATATCTGCCGTATCCTTAATGGCAGAAACAGAATATGTTTCTTTGGATTTCGCAGTTGATCTTGATCCTGCTGGTCTGCCCGGATTGGAAGCACTTCTAGCTCTATTGTTATTGGCAACTTGAGCCGCGCCTTGAGGATGTTTAATTTCTTCAATTTGCTCTTCTTCTTCAAAAGTCATTGGCACAGGCGCTCCTCCAACTATAGGATTGTAGTATCCTTTCAGTCTATCTTCGACAAATTTCTCTTGAGACTTTTCTAGTTCTGAGGCTGAAGGAAACACGCCAGTCTCAATAACCTTTATGCCTTCGTTTGGAGGCAAAATGCCCAACTCCATCATTCTGGTGATAACTCTTTGAATTTGAGCTTGATCTTGAAGATCGATAGTTTCGAACTTAGCAACGGGTGCATTTTTGAAGCCATAGTTTTTGCAAATCTGTTTGATTTCAGGCTGCAAAAAGCTATTAAGAAATGCGTCTCTAGATTCCTTTAATCTTTGTAAGAACATCTGAGCTTTAACTTCTGTACTGGCAAATTTTTCTTGACTTAGGATAATATTCTGAAGTCCTTCTTTAATATCTTGATTGACCACTTCATATTTTGATGGGCCAATGACCTTTTGTATGTCAGGTATAACAAATTCTGCTTTAGTGGTATAGTCGCTAACTAAAATACGACCAACACTTTGATTTTGAAATAAGTTTTGCATAGCCCTGATATTCCTTGGGTTTACGCCTCCCTTGTCGGGCGTAGTTCCCATGGTTATCATTAAGACTACGTTTTCGATGGTACGGCAAATAGCTTGATCAATCTTTTTCATCTCCATTTTGAATTCAATATCATCTAAAACTGGAAAAGCAAAAGGTACCGCAAATGGTTCATAGTCTTGCTTTTTGAAAAAAGCATAACGCAATCGTTTAGGATCTAAATCTATTTTTACTCCATTTGTGTTCCAAGAATCATTCTTAATTCTTTTTTTGATCTCTGGATCCAATGCATCATAGAGCTCTCTGTCTTCGTCAGTTTTTGGGTTCTTCAATCTTTCTAACTCATACTCACTTAAAACTTTAGCGTAAACTCCCATGTCAAAAGAAGTAGAACGCTTCATTGTGATATCGTATGGATTTAAAAGGATATATCTGACGGGTAATTTGTTAGTTTTTAAAGTTAAACCTAAATTTCTAACCTTTGTAAAATCTTCTAAATTAATTTTGCCTTCAACCGTATACAAAAATACATTGCCACTTCTATAAAACTCTCTGAAAAATTGATCTTTTAAATTCCAAATTTTTATCTTTTTAAGCCAAGCATTAATAAAAGCTCTTGACTTGGCGTTGCCCCCCTCTAAATACAAACTAGAGTTTGCAAAATCTGACATCATGTCTATAGCATTTCTAACTACAGCAATATTGCAATAAGCTTTTTGAGTTAATTCGATAGCATCTCTAACATTTACGCCATCTAAACCATACTCATACGGCAGCATTCCCGCTCTAATATTATTGTATTTGAAAAGCTTTGGAGCAATTGAAATATTATTTCTACGTGTTGTAGTTGTAGAGCTTGGTGAATTAGCTCTTCCGTAAGCTTTTGACTCGTAGTTGTAGAACGACTCACCGAGCAATTCTGGCTCATATTTTTCTTGAGCCGTGCTATGCATCATACTCTCCAAAGATTTTTCATGCTTTTCTTTGAACTTGTTCCAATAATCCGATCTTTTGGTATATCTTCTTTTTTCGGCCATATTTAAAAATTACACTTAAAGTTATTAAAGTGACTTTGAAAGTTACTTTATTTACATTATAAACTCAGGAACGAATGTTTCTATAACATCTTCTTGTTGCACATGCTGAGAGTCAAAGTGGACTTTGGCCATCCAATTTGCTAAAACTAAAGCTGAGTAAGAGTCTTTTCTTGCTTTGTCTGGACCAGTTTGCCTTCTAAGATTTGAAGGTAAATCAAATGTTTGAGTGCCTTGTGAAGTTGTAGTAATCTGAACTAAAGCGCACTCATTTTTTGTCAAATCTATCATATCTGACTGGTGCTCAATAAAATCAATCATTTTAGCTCCGGCGCTTTGCTTCGCTTCTTCCGCGGTACGCAAAAACTTTATATCTTGTATAGGAATGCTTTTGTTTTTTTGTTTTGTATATGAGTCGTCTGTAGCCCGACTTGCAAAATATATGCGCCTATGGTCAAAATTTGCTTGCAGTAATTCGTTGGCTTGCCTAATCCAATTGCTTGTTGGCTTTCTTAAAATGACGTACTTATGCTCTTTAGAATTGTATTCGTTCTTGTATTTTTTAAGATCATTTTGATATTCTTCAGGTTTATCTAGCCCTACGTCTATCGTTTGGAGTTTTATATTTTTTTCTTTGAAAGTCTCGCTTTCATTGCAAGCTTGTAAAAATTGCACGCCGCCGTTATAGTCACCGCATACTCCAACCACGTTAAAGTTTTGCAAACAAAATAAAAAATAATTTATATGATGCTTGAGTGAAGTGCCTGACAATGCATAACTGTGTACGAGAGTTGTTTTTTGTTGCTCTGGATGCAATTTCAAAATTTGTATGGCAAAATCATCAGAACTTTCCGTTTGAGACCAAGATGGGTCAAAAGCTAAAATATATTCTGAATCTGGTTCACCTTGAACTTCAATACATGGCAAGTCTCCATCTGGAATAGTGCACAACGCCATCTTGCTAGTTTTAAAATAACCGGAACTATCATCTGTAAATATAGCCCCAAATTCTCTTTCGAACTGAGATTGGCTCATCGTTGCTTTTGCTTGGTTAATTAAGTTTTCATCATATAGTTGCTTCGGAGCGCAATCATAACTGTATTGCATAATACAACGAGAAGCTTTGTCTTTTTGTTTTTCTGCTACGATTAAATTTTCAAATTGAGTATAGAGCTTATATAAATATTCAAATTTATAAGACGCAGAAGAAAGAGCTATGAGTTTATTATTGGGCCAAACATACCTTTCATCTTCCGTCATTTTACCCTCCTCTATAAGCCTATTTTCTAATTTGTACAAGTCGTCTCTTTGAGTTGGATTTTCTACAACAGACAAAAACGGAACAATGACTTCGTTGTAAATTCGTTCTGGCATCAAAAGAAACTCATCAATAATTATTCTATGAAAACGAAAGCCACGCAGTTTTTCGCCATCACCCAAAGGTAACGCTCTTATTCTGCTTGAACCAATTTCCATCAGCCACTCATCATTACTTTTTGAAGTCTTAGTTATACATTGTCTAAAAAAACCTGCCTCTGGCTTGACTGCTATATCTTCAATCTTTTTGAAAATCATTTTGGCCTGCCTGAAAGATTTTGACAGTATTCCAATTTCAACCCCTTGATTTAGTACAGCATCAAGAGCTGCATAGATACCAGTTGTAAAAGACTTTGACATCCCACGGCTCCATACGCCCATAAAATAATCTCTTTCAAACATAGACTTGATAGCCATATGCTGAAATGGAAAAAGCTTGACTCCTAATATAAGGTCTGCAGAAAAAGTAATGTTATTTCGTAAAAATTCATAAAGAGCCAGCTTGGCTTCCTTTTCTTCCAAGAAGCCATCTACTTTTAAAAGCTCTTCATTATCTCTTAATTGATGCGAAGGCTTGCCTTGATTTCCTTCATGCCAGCTCATGTTTTTTTTGATCCCAGAAATATTGCATGTCAGTACGCCAAATATTTTTACCGTGCATTAAAACTCTTGGGATAAATTTTGAAGCACTTTCTCTGTCATCAACAAATACAAATTGGCAACACCTAGGAAAATCATGACATAAATCTTTAATCTGCCTAAGCGTGAAATCTACATTGCTACGCCGATTAAAAATTTTATTTTCTTTAATCATCTTTTCTACATTAGATTCTATCACAATAAATAAATAGGAATCCATTTCTTGCGCTCTTTGTATCTCTCTTCTAAATCTTTCTATGTTATGTTTATTTAAAGTCCCTTGCAAATCGTTGCCAGATTTTCTATCTACAAAAGTGTAATTGTAATATTTCCCTAATGTAGTGTAATCCCCTATATCTAACTTCAGCACTTCTGATTGGCAAAAATCAAAGCTCAAAGGTTTTTGCTCTCTTGTGTCTATGGCAATTTTTAAATCTTCAGGAACTTTATCTGTAAAAAAATTTTTAGGTAAGTTTTTGTCAAACAAAGGTTCGCAACCTAAAATTTCGCAAGCCGCATTATAACTGCCGAAAATCTTTTTGTAGACGGAAAGAGGCGGCAAAAAAGAATTTTTAGTCTCTAAATGAAACGCGCCATATTTTCTATTTTTTTTATTATGTCTTTTTTCAAGAAGTGACATTGCGTATTTTTTGACTTCTTCTGAAGAATTTTCTTCGCACCATTTGAATAATTGCTGCTTGGTGGAAAAGTCTCGTTCAAAATATTCTTCATATCTTTTGAAGGGCAATGGGTCACCTGTTAATTTGTTTTTTCTTGGAAAGTGTTTGGTATAGTAAGAAGCTAAATTTAAATCATGCTGTTTAAAATGTTTGTGCAATGAAGCTCTACTTGCAAACTCTTTGCCGCATTCTGCACAGGTAAAAACTTTGGACTCCACCACTTCCATTATATCGCATCTTCCTTACTGATACCCAAGACCCTAGCTTTCCAGTCGGACATTTTCTCTATTTCGTCCGCCTCTTTTCTGATCGCTTGCTTTTGCATATCTGCCATTTTGATCATCAGCTTTCTTTCATTTTCATCTTGAAATAACTGCACTAACGAAAGAATAGAGGCATTGCGTTGCTGTTGATTTGCAACCCTCTTTGCTCTTTCGCCATTTAGCTTGGCTAACATTTTATCGATTCTGTTGATGCATTGGTTATACTCTTCAGCTTTAGTTTTTAACATCTCGGTCAATCTCATGGTCAAATCATTTTGACCCTCAGTGTCATCGAACATTAAATTTAATTTTTGCTTCTGCTGCTCTATCTCTTTTAGATTGACATAATCCATACATACATTAACATACAAATTTAGTTCATCAGAAGTTAAATCAGGCTTGTCCCAAGTGCTTCTAATATATTCTGATTCAAACAATTCTCGGTTCTGTTTTGTAATGTAAGAATTTATAACTTGCATGAACCTAGGCGCGCATAGATAAGAGATTAATTTTTCTACGCATTTTTTATCTTGCACATTTAGCTTGGTTGGCTCAAAAGATCTTGACGCAACTTTATTCAATCTTTTGATGGCAGTTGAAATTATTGTGGGCGGTACATACTTTTCTCCAGCCGCATCGTCACGAAGATTGGTTGTGGATGGAAATTCTTTGTTAATATATTCGCAAAGAGCGATGAACTTATCGGTCTCACTAAAGCCTTTACTCTCAGCGTCTTTTGGCCACAGCAGTTGACCAAGTTCGAGCTTTGTCATTTCAGGGCAATAGTGCTGCTTTACAAAAGATTTTTCATCATCATTTAAAAAATGTTTAACAACTCTTTTTTTAACTTTTGTTCTGTAGCTCAGCCCTTTTTCGACCCAATACTTTCGCAGAGCCCTACCTCTAACAGTGCTGCCTTTTTCATTTTCGTCTTTGAATAATTTTTTAGTAGCTTCGCTTAAATCTCCATCTAGCTCTTGAAATAATTCTAAGCTACGCTTTTTTTCTTCGTCTGTTAAGGTATACTGCTTCATTCGAAAAATATATCTGTTTCAAGGCAAATTCTTTTAGCTATTTTCTTGTAAAAATTTTTAAGATTTTTGATTTGTTTGTAACCGGCTTTCCTGCCTTTTTCATTACTTTTGTAACCTAAAACTTTCGCAACGAGTTCTTCATCAATATAATCTATAAATAACATTTTATAAATTATGTAATGCCTATCATTCAAATACTGCCTCATTTTCAGATGCATATGATTTACAGCTTTGTCAATTTTATAATGATCTTCCGGCGAGGTGTGGCGATCGAAGTCATTAGTTTCGAGTGAAACTGGTATCTTTATATCATAAGCCTGTTTTCTAGTTTTATACCATTTTGCGTAATCTGGACATTCGTCGG